GAACAGGAAGTGCAACGATCACGGCAGGGGATGATAATACGTGGTCTTTGGCTGACGCTCACGGCACACTGTTTGGACACAACGGTGTAAGCGGAGATGTGCTGTTTAAGTGGACGGCAGCAGGCGGAAACATAGCAGCGTGGGATGTAGACTCCCGATTTACGTGGGCAAAATCGGTTGAGTATTTTGATAACAGAGCGTGGGCAGGCAACCTTTCTTCCGGTACAGACAGAGTGTGGCGTAGCGATGTTTCAGACATTACTACGTGGGACGACGATGGATACTATGATTTTGGGTCTGAAGTAACGGGCCTCAAGAAGATTGGGACGATGCTGGCAGTCCACACCAAGGATACTATCTTTGGCCTAAAGCCTACAGGAAATGCTGTTTTACCATTTAACAGGACGCCACTTACAAATGCAGGGACCGTATCGAACAGATCTCTTGTTACGGTAAGAGTTCCCGGTAGTGGCGAGATACAGCTATACATCAGGAAGGACGGCATCTACGCTTTCAATGGCGTAGACAGTATTAAAATCTCAGGACGCCTGGATGGAGATCGGTATTGGGATAGCATCAATACCTCGCGCCTGAGTAAAAGCTTTGCCATTGCATACGAACAAAAAAACGAAGTCTGGTTTTACGTGCCATATGGCACAACACAGACGACAATGAATCATATCATCGTCTATGACTACTTGCGAGGAATATTCTACCCTCCGTGGGATGCGGGACTCAATAGTTCCATTACCTCTGCTGGTCTTGTAGACAATGTTCCTGTGTCAGGAGATGAGGCCGATGGTTTCCTCTATAAGCATGAAGACGGCCTCAACGACACAGACGGCACCACAGTCAAAGCAATAAACTCTTATTTCAAGACAGCCGCATCCCCTGCTATGGGGCAAGACGTTATGCTACGGTGGCTGTTTGTAAGGAACAGCTTTGATATTCTTGGCAACTATGAAGTCAGCATCACCTATTCATCGCCGGGAATTGTAGGAGTAACAACGACGTTTAATCAGGGTGGCGGGTTCGATGCGATAGGCTCTTTTGTCATTGGAGAATCGTCTATTGCCCCCGATGATCTTGTTGCTATTGAGGATACTGACCTAACAGGATACGATCCCGTTGTTCAGTTGCAGTACCAGAATGCTAATGCCAGCGAAGAGATTAGCGTTCGCCGTGCTACAGCAGTCTATAAGCCCATTGGACGTATGAGAAAACCACAAGCCGGGGTTACTTAAAGGCTCATTATGAACGGTGTTGATAGAACAAAATTTAATCGAGCAGCCGCCGCTCCCTATAAAGAGCGAAAAGTCATATGGCACGGCCAGCCAGGGAGCTTTAGGGACGATGCCCAAGGAAACCTTGTTTGGACGCCTGATAGCGGTGCCGATCTTGGCTCAAATGGTATAGAGGATATTACCGATAAGCTCGTCGAAACTGGCCAAGCTGGAGGGATGCAGTATCAGTATGACCCCGCAACCGGAGGAGTAACACATAGGGGAGGAGTCTTATCACTGGCCCCTCCTCCCCCTCCGCCATCTCCTGGGGCGGTACAAGAACCTTCAGGCCCTGGACAGCAGGGCCAGCCTCCTGGTCCCTCTTTTCCCAGCGAAGAGGCTAAAAGTCAAAGTGCGATGTTTAGTGCGGCATTTGGTTCTAGTCAGGGCGATCCAAATTTTAATGTCAACTTTGATTACAACCAAGACGGCATCATAAACTATGATGACCAGTTACAATTCGGGCAGAGCTTTGCCCCTCCTCCCCCAGCAGATTCCCCAACTCAAGAAATTGATGATAGTATTCAGTCAATGGTAGCTACTGCGGGTGACCAAAGAACAGCATGGGGTCAGCCGTATTCCCCAGAATACTATTCTCGTTATCAAGATGGATACAGAACATATCTAGAAGGTCTTGGCGAGAAAGCAAGAGCTAATGCACTTAAAGCACCGCACAAAACATACAGAAATTATGTAATAGACCAGCTTGAAGTTACGCCTGAATTAGGAAATGTATTAAGAGGTGCTTGGGAGGATGAAGACGTACAGGCTATTGCTCGGTCTATAGTTTCAGGAGAAGGAATATTAAGCCTAGACCACATAAACTCAATCCCTGAAGAACTGCTTTCTGGCAGTAGAAAAAGCCATATTGAAAAAGTTGTAAACGAAGCGGCAACAAGAGTTTCTTCTAGGGATGCTGCAAATCTTCCTTTTGATTTGCGAATGAAACGAAGCAACTATCTTTTGGATCAAGCTGAAAGAGATGGTCTTGTTAGTCGCAGTGATCGCGAAGCTTTTAATCAGCATGTAGGCACGTTGTCGACGGCGGAACAAACCGCTGCTGTTGATAATCCGCTGGTAGCAATATCGCAATATTTAAATAGGCCGTTATCTAAACCTGCCCAGCCTCCCCTTGCCGCTGGTGATCCGCCAGGAGAAGTAACAGATCAAGAAGTTGGCGAGGGAGATGTTGGCTCACTCCAAGATCCCTTTAGAGAGGTTATTGGATCAATAGCCACCCAGATGGGGTTTGAAGACTATGACCCCGCAACGGGAGAGCCTTACCTGCGAACTTCGTTAGCAGATCAAGGGTATACCCCTGAACAAGTAGAACGCATCATTCAAGAGGCCAGAAAAGAAGCAACAGAAGGGATAGCGGCTGGTGATACCATCTTTAACCAAATGCAGTCTGGCACATTTGATGAAGACGCTACTCGCGCACAGCTTCTCCAAGAGGGATACACTCCCAATGAAGTGTCTGCTTTAATTGCCAATGCAACAACTCGCCTTGAGGAAGCTGAGTATGGGGTTCTTCAAGACGAGTTTTCTGAGTGGCTAAGTACGCAACTTCCGCTTCTTGCTCAATCAGGAGATGGGGATACTTATACAAAAACGTTGATGCAGTGGAAGAATCGCGGTCTTAGCGAAGAAGATATTCAGGCAGCACAGCAAGCTTGGTCGCAGCAGGGGGGTGACAGCAATTGGCAAGCACGGCAAGGCCCAGGAGTAGACGAAGGTATTCCTCCAGGATGGGTAGATGCTGATAACGATGGCTTTGATGACAATACAGATTTAGACATCGACGGCACCCCAAGGGTATTTACCCAAGAAGACCCAGAGCAATTTGAAGCAACTGCTACAAAGCCAGTGATGCCAGATACGGACGATACAATTAATGATATTGTCACGTATCTAAGAGACGCCTCGGAGACACAAGACGGCATCGACAACATTGCCGCTGATGATTTAAATCAGTTGTCAACTGAGGCTGAACGGGCACAAGAGCAGCTACTGGAAGACCTGAACAGACTTGGCCTTGTCGGGTTGGAGTCTGGAGATGCACAGGCTGCGATCGGTGAATTCAAAGGTAAGGTTCTAGCAGAGCAATCCAGAATACGTAGAGAGTCTGATGAGAGAATAAGAGAAAACATTGACAGGCTCATTGAGGTTGCGGGGCTTGAAGTTTCAAAAACTGAATCTGAATTCAGAATAAAAGAGCTTGAGCAAAGTATTAAATCTGCTGACCAAAGAGCACTCTTCCAGGGCGTCATGAATATGCTTGGTCCTGACGGGTTTAATCTTGTCGGTGGTCTTTTTGGTGGCGATGGACAGCCAGGGGCAGGTGCGGGGCCGGGAACAGGAACACCATCGTGGGGTCAGGATATTTATAACGTTCCCCAAACACTCCGTAATATTCCGGGTCTTAAAGACGCAGATTTCTCAAACGTTTACAATGACGACGGCACTGTTGTCGAGAACATGTTCCAGTATAAAAATGCCGCTGGCGACATTGTACGAATACCCAAAGACTTTAATATTGCAACCGATCCAGGAGCAATTCAATTAAGGGCACAAGGGTTTACCGATAAAGAGATTCTTGACCAGATGGCGGCAACAAAACCGCCGAAGTGGTTTGACCCATCAAAGATGAAACAGGCTGCTGGATTCTTGGCGGCGGGAGAAGTTGCTGGAGAAGTCCTTCCCGGTGCTCTTGGCTCTATTGCAAAAGGTGCTTCTCAGGGAGCCGCAATAGGATCTGTTGTTCCTGTTATTGGAACTGGAATAGGTGCTGCAATAGGCGCGGGTATTTCGGGTATATCAGCGGCTCTTGGTATAGGAATGAGCGGACATAACGACCGCCAAATTGAGTCTTCTTGGCATCCAGCCATATTAGATGTGTTGTTCCAAAAAGGTTTTACGCCTAGAGACAAGGTCAGTAAGCCAATTCTTGATGAGATAGCGCAGCGACTAAATATCCCCTATGAAGGCAAAAACTCTTTAGCCTTTAGACGGTCTTCGCATTACGAGGGGGCGGATGTAGAAAAACAAGACAAGCTGTGGGCAAAGCAATATAAAGAGGGCAAACTTTCTCGCGAAGACTTTATTACGATGTCGTTGGCATCAAGCGTAGGTAACAGCGGTATCGATCTCAATAAATGGGGAAGAAACAGAAGGGCTTAATACTATGCCACTAGATTTATCTACTCTTGCAAACCTGGGAAGAACGGCGTCGTATGGCGTCCAGCAATATGCTCAGGCGCGTGAAAAAAATTCCGAAAGGGAACTTGCCAAAGACCTTATGAGGGCTTCGGTTACCGCAGACTATGGTGACATAATGAACAAGCTCAATAAAGGTTACTATCGTAATGCTCGGCCAGAACTTTTAAGTCGAACGTCTCAGGAGATTGGTCGAGGTCTACGTCTAAAGCGGGAGGAAGAGTATACAAAACTTCGGGATGCAGAAACGGATATTGCTACGCTAGTGGCAACTATGACCGGACCTGAATACGATCTGCTTACGCCAGAACAAAAGTATCAACGGGCTGAAAGAAGGGTCATGTCTAGGCCTGTATACCGTGGGCTTGATTCTAGTATTACGGCAGCGGGAGGTGCTACTCCGGGTGGCGTTGCTCCGGGCAGATCGGCTATTACTGGACGCCAAGGGATACAACAGGCAATCGCCAGGATTGCAGAGCTTCCTGACAGAGAAGAACGTGTAGAAAAAAGTAGAGAGTTGATGACGCAACTGAGGCAGCTTGAGCAGTCAGGTGTGATTTCTACCGCTGAATACAATAATCAAATAGCCTTAGTAGAAGATGCTGTAGATCAGGGTCTTTGGGCGGGAAGGACTATTCAAAAGAGTGGTGGAGGAGCTTTGGGTGGAGTTGCGGGCGGAGGCATAGCAAAAGGAATTGCTTCAGCATTAGGTAAAGTTGCTCCGTGGTATGTGAAGATTCCCGCCGCAGCGGCAGGGTCGTATCTTGGATACGCTGGACTTCCAGATTTGAATTTAGAATACTTAAGTAATGTTAAGCGTGGAATTTTAGGGCAAGGGCCTAGATAGGAGATAATATGCCAGCACCATTAGCACTTTTAGCGGGTGCAGGAAAACTCGCTGCACAAACAGGTTTATGGTATGGAGCAAGTGAATTGCTCGATCACTTTACTTCCTCCGAAACGGGCCAGCAAGAAGCAAGAAGGCAGGCCAAAGAAATAACAGAAGCTATACAAGACCCTGAAACTTCAGATGAAGAAAAAAGTATTTTAGGTTCTGCTCTTTCTTCTATAGAAGAAACATTTGGA